CCCTGCCATCACGCAAACGTCGTTCAGTCCGTTCGGGCTACTTCATTCGGTAGCGTTTCTTCATCCGTCTAATCCACTCCTCCAAATGACGGACGTGCGAAAAATACCTCGAACCTTTGTGGTTCACCGAATATGGTGAGGTAAATTTCTCGAGCACGTCGAGGAAATAAGGCTTGGGGCTCTCCTCAGCCGGTTTGTTCTTCTCCACATATGCGTCAGCAAGACATCTTAATGTCAAGTTGCCTTCGCGGTGAATCGTAACAAGCGGTACGAGCCCAATTGTGGAGGCCTTTAGCACTCCCAGTTCCTTAATCTCGCCATCTGTCGGCCACCGGATTGACAGTATTGGGGTTTTTTTTCGTCGTTTTCCTTCGACACTCAAGGCGACATCATCTCCCTCCACCAGCCCCTCATCCCCCTTACCCCCCTCAGGCACTGTCTTTTTCTTAGACTTGACCATGCTCGGTTTCACCCTCAACACCTCTTGGTGTATCACTGAGTTAACCTCCGGTCTCGTCAATGCCTTTGGTTCTTTTGCTCTCCAGCGCCAGGCGTCTCCCCAGGCCCGCTTTACACGTATATAGCCCACACCGATTGATGGTTCAAGTACCATTTCGATGGGATTCAACGTGGAGTCAGGTCTGAAAACCTCCTTCAGAGGTTGGGCAACGGGGTCATCACATCCGGTTTTGTCCCGGTTCTCCGCGAGTTTCCGACATGTGTCGAAGTACCGCAGAACGCGATGACGTGTCCGTTCCCCCAGAGCACCTAGCCCCTTCCAGCTCCCTGCAAACGCCGTAGCGTCCAGGCGGCGTACTTTCTCTACACAGAAGCCGGTTTTTTCTGTGCAGCTCTCCATACCACAGGAGATATGTTCCCACCCTACGAACAGAGTCGAATTAAGCTCTGTCGCATCCCTGAAGTTTGTCGTTTTCTCCTCATTGACAACAAATCCGATCTCGTTTTGAATGAGTCGGACTTGTGATGCAAACTTAGCATCAGAAGAGAACGTCAGGTCGTCGCCGTTTATTGTCCAGGCGACGGGTGTTTTAGATACTTTTTTTGCGATGGGATCCATACGTGTATGTGGCAAAATCACACACGCCGCGTTCAGGAGGGTCAATATGATGAAGGAGAAATAATTCCCCATCGGCGACCCACGAGTCCAACCATTGTCGAGAAAAATGCCCCTTAAGAGCGCAATTTCCGACTGGTCCATTTTTACAGACTTGGCAATTATCAACTCCAGAATTGCCTGAACGTAGACACGCTTGATATTGTCGGTAGACGCACTATAGTCAGTGTTATGAACACTTCTTGTGCGTTCTCCGTTGGCGTGCTCAAGGATCCTCCTCGC